ATTGAAACTACCAGAGCAATTGCAGCTCAGATATTGCGACATAGGTCTTTTACTTTCCAAGAGTTCTCACAAAGATATGCAGACTCTTCTCTCCTTAATAGTCGGATTCCTCTACCAGAACTACGTCGTCAAGATACAAAGAATAGACAGAATTCTATTGATGATCTTGATGCTTTTGAAGTACAAAATCTTGAGTTGCAGATGCAGACTTTATTTGATTCTTCTATGGCATTGTATCAACAGATGCTGGAAAGAGGTGTGGCAAAGGAGTGTGCTCGCATGGTGCTTCCATTGGCAGTTCCGACAAGAATGTATATGTCAGGATCACTACGATCTTGGATGCATTATATTGATCTCCGAGAAAAATCAGGAACACAGAAAGAGCATATGGACATTGCTAATCAGTGTAAGAGAATCTTTTCAGAACAGTTTCCTACTATTGGTGCTGCTCTAGATTGGGTCTAAATATAAAAACATTGTGAGGTGATGTATGGCAACATACCCTATTAAACATAAGGAAACTGGTGAGACCAAAGAGATAGTCATGAGTATCCATGACTGGGACCAGTGGAGTGAGGATAATCCTGATTGGGAAAGATATTATACTCCTGAAAACTCTCCTAAACTTGGTATAGAGATGGGAGAAACATTTGGTAAACTTTATACCAAATACCCAGGATGGAAAGATGTAATCTCAAAAGCTAAGACAGCACCAGGGTCAACCCTCAAACACTATGATTGATAAGTATGCCTAGAAAAAGTAAGTCAGGAATTGGAAGCACTAATCCAGTGCCTTTTGGAATGAGTAACAGAGTAATGAAAAGAAAGAAACCAATCAACCTTGATTATATTAAAAAGATTGAACCTCTTACTGAAAATCAAGAGTTGTTCTTTGAGCAGTATGGCAAAGACCAGAACATGGTTGCCTATGGTTGTGCTGGAACAGGTAAGACCTTTATTACCCTCTACAATGCTCTCCTAGATGTCTTAGACCCCAAGACACCCTATGAGAAAATCTACATTGTCAGGTCTCTTGTAGCAACCAGAGAGATTGGTTTCCTTCCTGGTGACCATGAAGATAAGTCATCCCTTTATCAGATTCCTTATAAGAATATGGTAAAGTATATGTTTGAGATGCCTGATGACAATGCTTTTGAGATGTTGTATGCTAATCTTAAAGCACAGGGAACTGTAAGTTTTTGGAGCACATCCTTTATAAGAGGAACCACATTTGACAATGCTATCATCATTGTTGATGAGTTTCAGAATCTCAACTTCCATGAACTGGACTCTATGATTACTAGAGTTGGTGAGAATTCTAGGATTATGTTCTGTGGTGATGCTACTCAGTCTGATTTAATTAAGACAGCAGAGAGAAATGGTATTGTTGACTTCATTCGTATCCTAAAGAACATGCCTTCATTTAGTATGGTAGAATTTGAAGCAGAGGACATTTGTAGAAGTGGTCTTGTCAAAGAATACATTATTGCCAAACATGAATTAGGTTTATGACTTTTAACCATATTGAAATTGATTATCCATCTCTCACCAGAGAGATGATTGATGGAGTTAGATATTATGATACACCTGATGGTAAGAAGTTAGTATCTATTACCTCAGTCATTAGTCATTACAATCGTGAAGTCTTCAGGTCATGGAGAGCAAAGGTTGGTAATGAGGAAGCAAATAAAGTTACTAAACAAGCAACAAGTAGGGGTACTGATATGCATACCCTTGCTGAATGCTACTTGATGAATAGGAATCTTCCTCCTGTTCAACCATTATCAGAGTATCTTTTCAAGCAAGCTAAGAGTGAGCTAGATAAGATAGAAAATATCCATGCTATTGAACAGTCGTTGTTTAGTACTGAATTGGGTATTGCTGGTAGTGTTGATTGCATTGCTGAATATGATGGAGAACTTGCTGTCATTGACTTCAAGACAGCAAAGAAACCAAAGCCTAGAAAGTGGATTGACTCTCATTTTGTACAGTGTGCAGCATATGCTTGCATGTTATATGAGATGACTGGTATAATGGTAAAGAAGTTTGTAATTATTATGTCATGCGAGAATGGCGAGGTTGAAATTTATGAAGAGTACGACAAAAGAAAGTACATCAATTTACTCTCAAAATATATTAGAGAGTTTGTTGAATTCAAACTACAGGAATATGCCCCAACCTGAAGAAAACAGTATTGACAAAATTTTAGAAAGCAAGTTCTATTGCTCTCGTAAATTTGCAGAAGAGATTGAATCTATTGCCCATAAAAATAATGGCATGAGTTACATTGATGCTATTGTGCATTTCTGTGAGAAGAATAATGTTGAGTTGGAATCAATTCCCAAGTTGATTTCCAAACCACTTAAGGAGAAACTGAAGTGCGAAGCAATGGAATTGAACTTGCTGAAAAGAACATCTCATGCTAAGCTACCTTTGTGATGTGACAACCCAACTAGATGATATCAAAAGTGAATCCCTTTGAGTGTTATAAATCTTACTTAGGATTAAAGAACCATTTCACAAGGGAGAGCTATGACTACCATAAGTATGGTGGGAAGTCTAGGGCTTCTCTTGATTCTTTTTACAAAAGACGTGACAGATTCTTTTTTGAAAAATTAAGTAGGCAGAAAGATGATACGGAAGTTATTGAGTTCTTTGTTTCTAATTTCGTTTCTTGCGATGATCCTCAGTCATTGTGGATTGGAGAAATCGTCAAGAATGGAGAACAGAACTACACAGACTGGAAGAAAAGGTTACAATCACTTGCGTATACATTTAAAACAGAGATAGAGAATGCCTTTGATGGTAAGAGTTTTGATGGTATGTTTGAGATAGTAGGAACAAAGCATCCAACTATCATCAAAGAGCATCTATCAAAGACTATCTCACTTGAGACAATGGTTATACTTAATAAAATTATTGGATTCAAATCTGATTTTGATGTTAGACTTGATGACCCTGTATGGAAGTTCTTATCTATGAGGATAGATAAATATGATGCGTTCATATCAGTGGATGTGTTTCGCTACAAGAAAATTTTGAAGCAAATAGTCTGTGGAGAATCATGAGTTTTTTTAAATCAGATATAGTACAGAGTGAGCTTAAAGAAATCTCTGACCTACAAGAAAAGATTTATAATAAGGTATTCTCCTTTGCTTCTATGAGCAATGAGGATAAGATAGAGCATGTAGAAATGCTAGAAGAATTGCTGAAGAAGCAGCAGATACTTTATACTAGAGTGAGTCTATCAGATGACCCAGAAGCAAAACAAATGAAAGAGAGTATCATGTCTTCTGCTAGACAATTAGGATTTCCACGTGATGTGGATCTAGGGTATGTGTTTTCTAATATGACTAACATCATAGATAACATGAAGAAATCCATCAGAGATTCTACTTGACAAACCAATCACTATGACCTATTCTTAATAGGTCTAGAGGCTGCCTGACCCTCACCAAAGCTAAAGGACACAAGCCAAATACAACCTATACGGAGTATAACAAATGGGTTTTTCAGACCTTAAAAAGCAAAGTTCTTTGGGCGCTTTGACCAACAAACTGGTTAAAGAAGCTGACAAGATGAATAACAAGGCAGGTGGTGCTGATGAACGCCTCTGGAAACCAGAGATGGATAAGTCTGGCAATGGATATGCAGTTATTCGTTTCCTCCCTGCACCTGATGGAGAAGATCTTCCTTGGGTAAAACTGTTCTCACATGCCTTCCAGGGTCCTGGTGGTTGGTACATTGAGAACTCCCTTACTACTATTGGTGGTAAGGATCCTGTTGGAGAACTCAACAGGGAACTGTGGAACACTGGTAATGATGCAGACAAAGACACTGTTCGTAAGCAGAAGCGTAAGCTTTCTTTCTATGCAAACATCTATGTTGTGAAGGATCCTGCTAATCCTCAGAATGAGGGTGGAGTATTCCTCTACAAGTTTGGTAAGAAGATCTTTGATAAGATCATGGAAGCCATGCAACCTGAGTTTGAGGATGAGACAC